AGAAGATGCAAGAGTAGATCACTTTACAGCTTTTTGGGTTAACAGAAACGCTAAAAGGAAGCGCCCTAACGATGTTTTAGTTTGCTGGAAAATGTTTTTGGACAAGCTTGAAAAAGAAGAAGGGCACAGAAATGCCACGCTAATTATGCACACTAATCCGACTGACCCAGAAGGGCCAAACTTATTGTCAACAATGGGAATGCTAGGGTTAAATGAGAACGTGTTTTTCTCAACGCAGTCAATTGATTTTAGTCAAATGAACGTCCTTCACAACATTGCAGACTTCTGTATTAATATTGCATTAAATGAAGGTTTTGGCCTTGCAACTTTAGAGTCCATGCAAGCAGGAAAGCCAATCATAGCCACCAAAACTGGAGGTTTAACAAGGCAGGTAGTAGATCACAGAGACGGATCTGAGAATGGCTTCGCGCTTGAGCCAGATGTTAAGTCTTTGGTCGGAAGCCAGATGGTTCCGTACATCTACGAAGACTACGTTCAAAATGAAAAAGTCTCCGATGCAATCTACAAGATGTACAAGCTAGGCCCTGAGGGCAGAAAAAACCTAGGTAATAAAGCTCGAAGCTATGTACAGTCAGAATTTAACATTAAAGATACCATCGATCGTTGGCATGAAACACTTTGGGATCTTACTGAGAAGTGGCAAAAAGATCGAGATTCAATTTATAAGTCATGGGAACTAACGGAGTTTTAATCAAAGATGAAAAAAGTAGTAATTAGAGGTCCGCTTATAACTCAAAGCGGATACGGTGTTCATTCTCGACAAGTTGCAAGGTGGCTAATTGACAAGTCAAAGGACAGTAAGATTGATTTAGTATGCCAGTGCACAAACTGGGGCACAACTCCTTGGAAACTAGATGAAAATGCTGACAATGGTTTGATCGGCGACATCATGAATCATTCAAGAAATGTAAATCACAGATTTGATGTGTCTGTGCAAATTCAATTACCTAATGAGTGGGACACAAATTTAGCTAGCTTCAATGTAGGCGTCACTGCAGGTGTAGAAACTGACGTATGCAACCCTGCGTGGATCGATGCAATAAATAAAATGAACCTAGTTATTGTTCCATCTGAGTTTACAAAAAAGACCTTTATGAATTCAGGTAATGTTACAACTCCTATAAAAGTAATTCCAGAATCTTTTATCGATGAAATACTTGAAGAAGATCTAGACGATCCTTTTAATTTTTCCACTAGTTTTAACTTCTTAATATTTGGCCAACTGACATCAACTAATTCTCAAGATGATAGAAAAAATATATTCAACACTGTCAAGACAATTTGTGACACATTTAAAGATGATGATGATGTTGGGATAATATTAAAGACTAACGGTGGTAGAGGAACTAAAATAGATAGGCTTAACATTAAGAACCAATTTAGCTCGCTGATACAACAAGTTAGAAAAGGCCCATTCCCAAAGATCAGTATTCTTCACGGTGATCTTTCACCAAAAGAAGTTGCTGCTCTTTACAAAAACAACAGCGTTAAGTGTTTGGTTTCTATGACTCGAGGTGAAGGGTATGGCCTACCTTTACTTGAAGCAGCTGCCTCAGGCTTGCCCATCATCGCTACAGGTTGGTCAGGTCACACCGACTTCCTCAAAGGAGATGGTTATCTTAAGCTAAAGTATAGCCTTACCCCTGTTTCAAAGTCAAGAATTGATAATAATATATTTGTCGATGGCGCGAAATGGGCTGATCCAGAAATTAAATCAGCTGTTGAAAACTTGACAAAATTTAGAAAATATCCATCTACCTATGAAAAAAGAGCGAAAGAAGCAGCTAAGAAAATAAGATCCAATTATTCTCACGTGTTCATATCCGACTTATATGAAAAAGAACTTGGTGAGATTTTATGATCTATATCATCGCATCTCTTGGCGTTATATGCACCGTTCAAGCTTACTATCTTTATCGTTTTGCCTCTACTATTCTTAAGACTGAGCAAGACATTGAAGTTTCTTTGGATGTCATAGATGACTCATATCAAAAAATAACATTGATTTTAGAAAAACCACTGTTTTATGATAGTGCAGAGGTCAGGCAGATTCTCATGCAGCTAAAAAATTCCCGAGGTGCTCTTCTTTATGTTGCAAATAGAATGTCAGGGAGCGATGATAATTTAGACGGAGAAGTTAATGCCTAAAAAAACTGTATCAACTAAGAAGAAAAAGACTAGAAAGAAAAGCAAGTTAAAGCAATATTTTCACGAAGGAACGCAGGCTGCAATTGAAAAATTTCAAGCAGAATCTTCACTTGAGAAAAAAGCAAAAATATACGAATCAGAAATTCTACCTGCTTTTGAAAAACTTTCTGAGAATTTAATTTTTATTCACAGGTTTACTAGTCTTCATTCTTCATACGAAGATCTAAAAAATGATTGCATAACTTTTTTATATGAAGCTCTTTATAAGTTTGATGCCTCAAGAGGTACAAAAGCTTTTTCTTACTTCAATGTTGTTGCCAAAAACTTTCTGATTATCAAGTCAAAGCAAAGAACTAAATTCTTAAAAAGAAATATAAGCTTAGAAAACCCAGCTGCTTTTACTCAAGACGAAACTGTGTCTTTAAACAACCACAATTCTGTTCCTGCGCAAGAAGAAAGAATTATTCGGCAAGAAAAAAGAGATGTCATTTTAGAGATGATTGAGAAGATTGAGGGAATTGTAAAGTCTGATAACGAAAAAGCCTGTATCTACGCCGTAAGAAAATTGTTTGAAGGCGCAGATGATTTAGAATTTTTAAACAAAAGAGCTATTTTTGTCTATTTAAGAGAGATGAGCGGATTAAATCCAAAACAGCTCACCACTACGATATCTTCACTTAAAAAGAAATATAATGAACTAAGAAAGCTTGAAGAGTTTGATGCCTTCCTCTAACGACAGCGACCCAAAATCCAAAGAAGAGCTTTGGCAAGAAATATACGGTAACGCGACACAAGATCGTGAGAAGGCAAGTATGCTAATAACAAATCTCTGGAAAGAAATAACGACAGATCCAGAGAAGCATGCACTCTACGGCACTACGATGACAAAGTATCTTGAAAGAATGTCCAAGTCAAATGATCAGCTGGTAAAGCTTGCTGAGCTTATGAGCAAGACAGAAGAATTTGATGACAGCCCACCTGACCTAGACGATGTCTACGATAAAATTGAAGTCAGTGAGAAAGTTAAGATAAAGGCGGAGGGTGAATAGTGATCAATGCTACATTCGACCGCGTTGTTGTTCGAGAAGTCATAGATAACCCGCAGAGGTTTATTGACTTAAGAGAACAAGACCCAGACGCTTTTAAAAAAATATTTGAAAAATCAGGCCAGACACAAGATACACAACCGATTGTTGTCGATGGCGGTAGTTTTCAAAACAGTAATGCTGAGCTAGCTTCTAATCCTGATGAAAATTTGGATAAAAATATTGGAAACCTAGCAGACCTTTCAATTGCAAACTTAAAAGCACTTCTTTCAGCGCCTCCAAACAGTATTGTTGGTGTAGTAGTAACGCCCGGATACGAACAAGATCAATCACCAAAAATTTATTATCCTTTCTTTCCGTCGCATCTTTCACTTCCTGTGAAGCCAGGAGAGACTGTATGGGTTTTGGATCCTGCAGGTGATACAAGAATCGGTCCTACTTTTCAATCTACAAAAATTGCGCCTGAGTCTTTTGTTTCAGGTGAGACTATGAACAATGGTTACTGGCTTTCTAGAATACCGGGTGCTTCATATGTTGATGATGTTAACCACACCCATCTAGATCGTCAGAGAAGCATATATTACAGAGATTCGCAACTATCAAATAATCAACTTTCAAACTTTCCACCTGACTTTAGCAACGGTCCTTACACTGATGGTAGGTCTCCAAGTATTAGATCTAAGAAATTTGACTTTAGTAACATCAGATTTAAAGCGCTTTCAAATGAAAATGTGACAAGAGAAGTTGTACCTGGCTTTACTAAGCGCCCTGGCGATCTTGTAATTCAAGGTTCAAATAATACGCTTATTAGTTTGGGTGAAGACCGCCCGGCTGCTGAATCAGGATCAAATACATCCTATAGGGAAAAGCAAAAACCAGGAATCAGATCTAATTCAAAAGAAGGCACAATCGACATAGTAGCCGGAAGAGGATTCTCACCCGAAGGATCTTCAAACAATCCTGTTCCTGTAAAGAATGTATTAGGTCATGAAGAAACCGAAAAAAGATCTTGGGCGAAAGATACCGCCAAAAAAAGAATAGTAAAAATTACCGAAGGTGACCCTGACCTTATACACGATCTCTCCAGAATTTATGTATCTATGAAAACTAACGGAGATAAAAATTTTGGATTCGAAAATAAAGATCTTTTACCAAACCCAGGCGTTGCGCTTGATCCTGTTGATGGAAAACCTTACGTTGTCTTAAAGTCAAATGAAATCAGAATCTTGGCGCGCCAAACAAAGGACGGACAAGAAGTAAAAGAAAACGGAAGCATAAGAATCATCAAAGAGGGTGCAAGAGAAAATGGGCACTCTGTTGATCAAGCTGTGATAACTTTTCAGCCTGACGGAACAATAATGATTGACGGCCCAAAGATTGTCATAGGTTCAGGTAATGAAAAGGATAATGGCCAGGGTGACCAGGTTTTAATAGGCGGGTCTTCTGCAGATCAACCTATAGTATTAGGCAACGAGCTAAAATCTTTAATGGAGAGTTTAATTACAGCTATCAAAGCAATTACCGTTCCGACAGGAACAGGGCCCTCAGGACCTCCGATAAACTCTGCACAATTTAATGATGTTTCTTTGAAGCTTAAAAATATGCTTAGCAAGGTCGGGAAAACTAAGTAATGCCTTTAAGCAATCAAGTTCTTTTTAGTGAGTTTGAAAAGTTCATGAACGCAGAAAGTGCAAGCTTTAATAATTTTCCTGTCAGCCCTGTTGAGTTCGGGCAATTATTTAGCAGTGCTGTTGACAAATATGTTTCAACAATTTTTCCTGCTGTGACTCCTGCAGCAAGAAGCCAAGGAAAAATCGCATTAAGTAGTGCATTAGCAGCTGTAGGGCCACCCCCGAAAGGATTACCGTTTACCGAAACCATATCAGCGGCAATGGCTGCTTATTCAATTACCATTGCTGGAGGAATGCTTCCAGCTTTTGTCGGTGTTCCGCCAGTGCAACCCATAGGAAATTTAATCCAGCCTGTCTTTGCTCTTGGTATGGCAAGTAGACCAAGCGCTGAGATTTTGAGTGCGATGTCTAAAATTATTCACAGTTGGTTTAAGACAGGTACAGCAACGCCTTCAGGTGGGGGCTCACCAATTCCGTGGTCATAAAATATGTGATCTGGTTATTTATAATTGAGTGTTTGTAAATGGCAACTATAAGTTTTAAATCTGTTGGCAAAAAGGCGACTGAGAACAAGACGCCTACTGCACCTGCATCTTTGCCCATCGGAATAACTACACCCATGCAGCTAGGCGAGGGCTCGGACGGCATTTTTAGAATGCATCGGGACATTGGAAATCAATTGACAGACAATCTTAGAAATCTTATTCTAACAAATCACGGAGAAAGATTAGGCCAGCACGATTTTGGCGCCAATCTTAAACAGCTTGTTTTTGATTATTCTTCTAATCCTGACTGGGAATCTGATGCCATGTCTAATATAAAAACTGCCGTTGCTAAATTTATGCCCTTCGTGGAATTAGAATCTTTCGAGACAAGCATAGATACTAATAACGATCCACAGTTAGCGACAGTGTCAATTACTGTTTCATTTAATGTCCCTGCGGCCGGTGTCTCCAATAAGGCAGTCAGAGTCTTCTTCGAGGCTGGAGGTTAATTCATGGCTCAAAATACAAAAAAAGATTTAATACAGATTAAAAACAGAAGTTTTTTAAACAAGGATTTTGAATCTTTTAGAGCAGAACTACTTGAGTTTGCGAGAACTTACTTCCCAGATAGAATACAAGACTTTTCTGACCCATCTCTTGGTGGTCTTTTTCTTGATCTTGCATCTTATGTCGGGGATGTATCTTCCTTTTACTTAGATCATCAATTTAGAGAACTAGATCCCCAAACAGCAGTCGAAACAGCAAACATTGAAAGGCTTGCTCGCGCAGCAGGAGTAAAAATATCTGGAGCTTCTCCTGCAGTTGCCGTAGTTTCATTTACTATGGAGGTTCCAGCTGAGCAAAAGGGAAGCAAATTCCAGCCTCAGGAGTCAGCGCTACCAATTCTTATTAAAGATTCGACAGTTTTAGCAAATAACGATATCGTGTTTAACGTTGTTGACAATGTTGATTTTTCAGAGAAAGATGAGGTCGGTACATTACTAGCAGACATACAAATAAGGTCGGTAGATGCTTCTGGAAATCCTGTCTCTTACTTAGTTACCCGTGATGTGACATGCGTTTCAGGAGATAGAGTAGTTGAGACTTTTGAGATTCCAGATACTTTTGAAGCTTTTAGAACTATAACTTTATCGAATTCAAACGTAAGCCAAATACTTGACGTAAGAGATTCTACTGCAAACATTTACTATGAAGTTGAGTCTCTTGTTCAAGACACAGTATATGTGGGTGTTAACAATCTTAGTGATGATAACTTTGATGTTGACCAATCTCTAGAGGTTCGACCTGCTCCTTTTAGATTCGTTACGAATTCTTCTACTTTGACAGGGTTGACAACGATGAGATTCGGTTCGGGCCGAGGCGATACTTTAGATAGAGATATAGTTCCCGACCCTTCTGAGTTAGCTCTTCCGCTATTTGGAAAGAACAATTTCAGCAGATTCTCTATTGACCCGGAAAACTTGTTAAAGACAAGAACTTTAGGTATTTCTCCAAAAGGCACAACTTTGTCTGTACAATACAGGTTCGGAGGAGGGCTTAGTCATAATGTAGGTGCTAGATCTATTTCCTCATTAGGGTCTATTGCAATGAGATTTCCAAAAACTCCCGCAGCGTTAGTCGAAAGGTCAGTCAGAACTTCTGTGGTTGTCACGAATAAAGATACTGCAGTCGGGGGAGAAGATGCGCCTGACATTGAGCAAATTAGAGGTTTGATTAATGCATCTAGAAATCTACAGTCAAGAATTGTAACAAAAAAGGATTTACTGGCAAGAGTCTACACAATGCCTTCAAATTTTGGAAGAGTTTTCAGAGCGTCAGTTCC